GAGAAGGAGCTACTCATGGACATTCCGAAAACAAAAAGGATTCTTTTACTTCTCAAGATTTGGAATGGCAAGAGAAAAGAAGGAAAAGAAAAGTTAGAAAACTTAATTTTGAAGTGAGATAATCTAAAGAGGACATTAAGAATATACATAATTATACGAGACTATGTTATAGTATCCACACATTCCTCTTAAAACTATGATTAACTTAGACGAGCGATACCTGTCCTACTTGGATGGTAGTAAGAAAATGAGGATTGATGGTATAGAAGAAAAGGTTGAGTCCTATGGATGGCACTGCGATGGTAATGATATAAGAGGACATTACGTTACTACAGAGAATTATAAGTTGTTTTATAATATGGAAGGGATATTTACAAAGATGGAATCGTTGGCTGCTGTTAGGTAGTATGTCTGGAGATAATTTACATAAGCAACAACCTTTAATATTTTATTCTACCACTACAACTGAAGCTAAAAAAATTATTCTTTTAAAACATATTGAAAGTGATTTATGGAACATTAAAAAAATCCCCTCATGTGAGGGGATTAATCGTTTTTAATTTTGATTCATAATAAGACCTCTTTGCAGATCCGTTTACATGTGGACTGATCATCATCGCATTCAATCAAACATGCATAATAGTCATTGACTCTAATGTCTTCTTCGTTAAACTGTTCTGTTGGGTGACTATTCCAACCTGCAAGTTGATTGTAGGACATCATCATAATTGATACCTCGTTAACCACATACTATATAGCATATTTGTGAGCATTTGACAACATTATAGTTACGTTTTTTAAACTGGTAAATATACTTGTATACAATATAAACATGGCAAAAGATTCTTCAACAGTTTTATTCACTAAGATAAAACAGGCTGCCCATACTGTAAAAGAATGGGATAAGAATTTAGCATATAAGATTCAAGGTAAGTTTGAGTTATCTAACTATCAAATGCTTTGCTTGTCATTTGCTAAAGGATTCATTATAGGAGCAATATTACTATGAACAAGATTCCATTCGCAGTAGTATCTTTCTTAGCAGTACAATTAGGTGGTGCTGTGTGGTTTGCTGCACAATTAGATTCTAGAGTAACCAGTCTTGAAACTGAAGATTACACATCACAACTCCAGATGATAAAAGAAAATCGTAGATATATTAAAGAAGTCATTATGCCTTCCTATAAAATAAGTCCTAATTGGGAAAATCCATACTATCAAGTATGGATAGACGCAGGGGGTTGGAACGATAAGTAATGACACAATCACTTAAGTGGGTTTTTAGACTCATCTTTGTCGTGGTTGGATTTGAACTGGCAATAGTGTCTTCTACTATTGCAGGTTGTTTTGTTACTGATAAGTGTAGTCAAGAAACCAGAGATAGTATTGAACGTACTATGAATGGTTTAGCAACCAAAGCATTTGCATTGTATGCTGCAGAAAAAGCAGGAAATGCAAATGCTAAGAAGAAACAAGAAGTTTGCCCTAAATGCGGTGAGTGATGTAGTATGGTCAATAAATATTATGCTTGCTATCCTACTTGTAGGTGTAGGCATTTCAATATACTGGATTTTCAAGTACGATGATTGGTATCCTAATCCCATTATTATTGATGACGAGCCCAGCGAAAGCGTTCGAGGTGGAGAAACAACAACCTTATGAGGGTATGTTGCCAGATAATACTCAGGTGCTTAATAATTGGATACAGAGTATGAAGCAATGGGAATTGGAACAAACAATTCGTGATCCTGAATTTGATATAAATAATGCACTTGCAGAATATTTCAATGGGAGCGATGAAACCGCCGAGCAGGAAGAGCTGCTACAACTTTCGAGTAACAGAGATTAACCGTGTTCTTGACGGCGATACTATTGATGTCACCATTGATCTTGGGTTTGACTTATACAAGAAAGAAAGAGTTAGAGTTGCAGGAGTTGATACGCCAGAGAAGAGAACAAGAGACTTGGAAGAGAAGGCACTGGGAATAGATGCTACAAATTGGTTAAAGAAAAAACTTGAAGATACTATTGCAGGTGAAGATGAACTCTCTATTAGAACAGAACTTGTGGGTGGCATGGGGAAGTATGGTAGGCTTCTTGGTTGGCTCTATATTGGCGAAGATCTTATTTCATTAAATGAATTAATGATTGACGAAGGGTACGCATGGGAGTATGATGGTGGTACAAAACAGAAGGACTTTGAACAACTCAGAGTAATTCGTCGTCGTCTTGGAACCTTAACTGAGTAATGATTGAAGAAAGAGAAGACTTCATTGCCTTGCTGAAAGAGAAATCTTATCGCAGGGGTGATTTTACATTGTCCTCTGGTAAAAAGAGTGAGCATTATATAAATTGCAAACCAGCAACACTACAGTCTGATGCTTTACTTTTTATCAGTTGGTGTATTCTTGAGTGTTTAGAAGAGGATACAGTAGCAGTAGGAGGACTTACCTTAGGAGCAGATCCTTTGGTGAGTGGTGTTGCTATGGCATCTGCTATTGCTGATGACAAACCATCAGTCAATGGACTTATAGTAAGAAAGGAACCTAAAGGACATGGTACAGGAGTATGGATTGAAGGGCCATTACCTCCTAAGGGTTCTAAGGTAACTGTGTTAGAGGATGTTATTACTACAGGAGGTTCGGCAATCAAGGCAGCAGAGAAGTTGCGTGATGCTGGATATATAGTTGATAGAGTGGTAGCAATTGTGGATAGACAAGAGGGGAAAGAAGCATATGACGCATTAGAGGATGCAGGATTAGATGTTGTCAGTCTATTTTTATTGGAGGAATTGATTAATGAGTGATGAATTTAGTATTGATATAGACAAGGCACTGCAGAGTGCTAAAACTACTGATCACATAGGTGACTGGACACCCCATTATCCTACTGGTGTTGAGTCAGTTAAGGCAGCAGTTAATAATTGTATTGACTTAGCAGGTTTGGATAAGAAGTTGATGGGAGATATAGCAGATGGTGAGTTTACATCTTATGATTGTTATGATAGAACTGGTAGAAACACCAAAAAGATTGTAATAGAGTATGAGGAACCAATAACAAGATGACATATAACAATGAGTATGATTCCTCTTGACAGGACAGCATACCTATCTTAAACTAACAACGTTAACTTTAGACAAATGACACGTTCGCTTGTAGACAAATTCCATAAGCATTTACCACTGTTAGAACAAACTGTACGGAGGGAATGTGATTTAGATCACTCAAATCCCAAACTATACAGAAAAGTTTATCGTTACTTTAAAGGACAAGGAGTAGAATTTTATGGTAATCCAGATGATGATTATGAATTAATTGTTGAAGAACTTGAATCCGAATTAAAAAAATCATGAAAGTAATTATGGAACGGTATCCTTACCGTTATGTGGAGTCAGGAGTTCTAGAGAATGGTTCTCCTGACTATAGAATTCAAAAGCATGATGAGTATACTAGGCGATACAAAGACATGTATCTTTGTGACAACAGTATGCAACTCACTACTGCTATTGAGGATTTCGAGTATACAAAATGGTTAGATCCTGCAGGTGTACCTTCCTACAGGAAAAATAACTAAATAGCAAAAGCACACTTTATTTGGAAAAATGGCAGCAAAAGGAAAGGCATCAAAGTCAGCAACAGGTGCTTCAATGTCAAAATATGATGTTGAAGTAGAGGCTAGACTTCAAGCACTTGAAACAGCAGTTGCTTCATTGCAATCTGCAGCACCAGCAGCAGCACCAGCAGTTGCAACAGGTGATGATCATGATAAACTTGTTGAAGTTGAAGCAGCATTAAACAAAGTTAGAGGGGTATTAGGAGTATAATGACTTGTACTGCGTTAGTATTGGGAGCAGGTGGATTCATCGGTTCCCATATGGTTCGCCGTCTCAAGAAGGAAGGTTACTGGGTGCGTGGGGTAGACCTCAAGCGTCCAGAATTTTCTGCTACTGAGGCAGACGAATTTATTCAAGGTGATTTAACAGATCCTCTCTTTGTTGAGAAGATACTTCGTTATACAGGTTCAACTGGGAATTTTTATAAGCAAGATGTTCCAAAGAAATATTGGCATCCATTTCATGAAATCTATCAGTTTGCTGCTGATATGGGTGGAGCAGGATTTATATTCACAGGTGAACATGATTCAGAGATAGTTCATAACTCTGCTAGTATTAACTTAAATGTTCTACATGAACAGAAGAAGTTAAATGATTTGGTTGATCGTAATTATACTAAGATCTTCTATAGTAGTTCGGCATGTATGTATCCTGCATTCCATCAGGAGAGTACAGATGATCCTAAACTACCAGAGGATATAGCATATCCAGCACAACCTGATTCCGAATATGGATGGGAAAAATTATTCAGTGAGAGGTTATATCTCACTTATAATCGTAATCATGGTATCCCTGTTAGGGTTGCT